TCGACAATATTTTCGTATTTACAACATTCGTTGGGGTTTGATAAATATCAAATTCAATTAATTCAAGAAGATGAAAAAATTAAATCAAAATATTTTGAAATTCTAATATTACAAAGAAATTTAAATAATGTTGAAAAGTTGATGAAATTTATGGAAAATATTTGTGGGTGGGCTCCAGGTATTTTTATTTCTACATTTGGAACTAATTTGGGAAAATTCACTTATTCTACTTTTGAAAAATTATATGATGAGTTAATAGAAAATGAAAGATCGACGTTTATAATTCGGTTTGAGGCAAAATTTAATATTTCATTAGACAATAAATATTTACCAGATTATTTATATCATGTTTCTTTAAATTCAAATGTAAAGAAAATCTTAAAAATAGGAATTAAACCAACTTCAAAATCGAAAATATCATCTCATCTAGATAGAATATATCTTACATTAACATTAGATGATGCATATACATTAAAATCATTATTTTTAAAAAATTATCCCCAAAAAGAATTTGCAATTTTAAAGATCGACACTAAATCATTAGCTAATAATGTTATTTTTTTCGAAGATCCAATGTTTCAAAAGTTTGAAAAAATAGGAATATACACGTTAAGTAATATACCTCCTACGGTAATACAATTAGTAAAAACAACATAAAATCAAGTTTTAGGCTGTTTCTTGAAAAAACAGTGATAATTAACAAATTAACAATTTAAATATTAAAAAAGGAGTTATTATGAGTATTAATTTAGATGTAATCAGACAAAAATTAAATGCATTACAATCACAACAAGCCGGGAATAAAAATATTTGGAAGCCCGAACCAGGAGATAATTTAATTAGAATTATTCCATATCAACATAACAAAGAAAATCCATTTGTTGAAATTTATTTTCATTATAATATTGGAAAAAAAGCTTTGGTATCACCATTTACAGTAGGAGAATCAGATCCAATTGTTGAATTTAGCGATAAACTAAAGAATACAGGAAGTAAAGATGATTGGGTTCTTGGTAAAAGAATGGAACCAAAAATGAGAGCATTCGCCCCAATTATTGTTCGCGGTAAAGAAAAAGAAGGCGTTAAATTTTGGGGATTTGGCCAAGAGATTTACCAAGAACTTTTAAATATCATGGTCGATCCCGATTATGGTGATATTGCTGATCTTACTTCTGGTCGTGATATCACTGTGACATATTTAACACCAAAAGAAGCTGGTAATAAATATGGTAAAGTATCAATAAGAGTAAAACCAAATGCTTCGATTGCAACCAACAATAAAGAAATTGCACAAAAAATTGTCAAAGAGCAACCGAATCTTTCTGAAATTTATCCTTGTAATACTTATGAAGAATTAAAATCAGCTTTAAATAAATGGTTAAACCCAGAAGATGCTGGTGATGTATCTAATGATGAAATCAATAAAGCACGAACAGCCGCGATTGAATCAGGTATTATCAAAGATACAGTAAGTGAAGATAAAGAAGAAGTTGATGGAGAGGTCGAGGAAAAACAGCAAGAAAAACCACCGTTAACTAAACCAAAGACCGAATCTTCCTCATCTAAAACAAAGACAGAAAAATCAACAACTAAAACTGATCCAAAGGTTGACGACCTATTATCATCTTTTGATGAGTTACTTAACTCTTAAATAAAATAAATATGGCAAAAAAGAAACAAGAAGCAATAGAAGTAAATGATATAAATGACAGAGAAGAACTTGTTGGTCTATTGGCTGATTCTTTAAATGCATCTGTCAAAGGTGGTAAAATTGCATATATATTAGATAGAGACCGTAGTGTTCCAGCCGACATAACCGGCTGGATTTCTACTGGTTCTGATATGCTTGATATAGCAGTTTCAAATATCCCCAACGGTGGATTACCGCTGGGTAGGGCTGTGGAAATTTTAGGGTTCGAATCAGCAGGAAAAAGTCTCCTTGCTCTTCATGCTTGTAAAGACACACAAGCCCAAGGGGGTATTGCTGTTTATCTTGATACTGAATCTTCAATGAATCGACAGTTTGCTCAGGCAATTGGAGTTGATATTTCTGTAATGATTTATTCTCAACCCGATTATCTTGAACAAGTTTATGAGTCTGTTGAAAAAATAGTTGAAAAAGTAAGAGAATTGGGGTCTAATAAACCGATAACTATTATTGTTGACACAATTATGGGTACCCCAACTAAAACAGAGCTCGATGGGACATTTGATAAAGCGGGATGGAATACCGAAAAAGCAATTATAAACTCGTTGGCAATGAGGAAATTAACAAATCTTATAGCAAAGAATAAGATTTTATTAATTTTTGTAAATCAGTTGAGGGACCGGCTCGGAATTAGCTTCGGAGATAATTCTTCTACATCGGGGGGTCATGCTATAAAATTTCATTCTTCAATTAGAATCAGACTTAAAAAACAAGGGCAAATAAAAGCTAAAGTAAATGGAGTTGAACAAGTAATTGGAATTAAAACTCAAGCTCAAGTTATTAAAAGTAAAATTGGCCCGCCTTTAAGAACAGCGACATTTAATATATATTTCGATTCAGGAATAGATAATATTGGTAGTTGGCTTGAAACTTCTGTTAATTATGACTTAATTAAACAGGGTGGAGCCTGGTATACTTATACCACAGATTCAGGGGAAGATATTAAGTTTCAAGAAAAAACTTTTCAAGAAAAAGTATTAGATAACCCAAAATTAAAAGATGAAATCTATAAAAAGATTTGCGATAAATTAATTATGAGTTATAAGACGAAAAATCTTAATCCTGAAGATGTAGTTCACGAAGAATCTGAATCAGAAGAGGCAGATTAAATATTATAATATGTGAAGAAATAATGGATATAATTATTTCTTCATATTTTTTACATTTTTTTAAGTTATCAAATGCTCAATAAAAAAACACTTTCTCGATATTCAGAATTAGCAAGAACTATAGAAAAATCTCCAGAGGTCGATTCATCAAAAACACGAATATTGTTTTGCGATGGAACGAATACATTCATGAGAAGTATAGCCGCTAATAATATGATTGGTGAAAACGGAATGCATATAGGTGGTGTATCTGGATTTTTATTATCACTTGGATTTGCAATTAAAACTGTTCGCCCAAATAAAGTTATAATCGTGTTTGACGGAAAAGGTGGGTCGTTAAGAAGAAAAAAATTATTTCCAGAATATAAAGCTCAACGTAATGAAAGAAAACGAATAATATCATCTTTATTTAAATCTAAAAAAGAAGAGCAAGAAGCTATTTGTTTTGAAATAAACAGGTTGACATTATATTTAAAATCACTACCAGTAAATATAGTAGTTGCAGAAAATATAGAAGCTGACGATGCTATTGCGTATTTTTGTACAGATGTATTTAAAAACGATGATAAAATAATTATGTCATCAGATAAAGATTTTTTACAATTAGTTAATGAAAATACAAAAGTTTGGAGTCCAACAAAAAAAATTCTTTATGATGAAGAAAAAATAAAAGAAGAATTTTTATTTTTATCACAAAATTTTATTATATTCAAAGTATTAACTGGGGATATTTCAGATAATATTTCTGGAATTAAAGGATTAGGATTAAAGACTCTTCAAAAACATATTCCCTTTTTATTTGAAAGTAGAAAAGTAGAACTTCAAGAAGTTATCAATTTCAGTGAAAAATATTCTACTTTATCTAAAACAATAAAAAAAATATTTGAACAAAAAGAAAAATTATATTTAAATTATAAATTAATGCAATTATCAGATGTTAATATATCTGATCATACTAAAATAATCTTAACTAATGACATCAAACGTCCAGCAAACAGATTAAATAAGTTTAATTTATCCAAATTATTTTTAGAAGATAGTATGAATAATCAGATAAAAGATTTAAATGGGTGGATAAGAGACATTTGGTGGGCATTAGAAATGCACAATCTAAAACAATAGATTTAAAATTAGTTAATGGATACTTTAATCGAATACGGACATAACTTTCAACAAAAATTTATCGCTTCATTAATCTCTGATAAAGATTATCTTCATCAAATTATTGATATTTTAGATGAAACACAATTTGATTCTGAGGCCAATATATTTATAGTAAAAATTATTAAAGACTATTTTCTTCAATATAATAATATCCCAACCCTCGAAGTTTTTTCAACAGAAATTAAAAAATTAAATAATGAATTATTAAAAGCATCATCTATTGAAAATTTAAAGGGGGTTCTAAAACACATCCAGGGAGCCACAGACTTAGATTATATTAAAGAAGAAGCTTTAAATTTTTTTAAAAATCAAAACTTAAAAGGAGCATTACTTGAATCAGCTGATTTATTAGAATTAAATAAATTTGATGAAATTAGAAATCGATTAGAACTTGCATTTAGAGCCGGTGAAAGTAAAAAATCGGGTCATAATTATAAAAAAGATATTGAACAAAGATATGCGGAGAATAAAAGAAATCCATTATCAACTGGACATGATTTAATAGACGAAATTACAGATGGTGGATTGGGTGCAGGTGACTTGGGGGTATTAATTGGGGGGAAGGGAAGCGGAAAATCGTGGAATTTAGTGAATATCGCAGCTGCTGCATTAAAGCAAGGAAAATTTGTAGTATATTATACTTTAGAATTATTAGATACTTATGTTGCACTGAGATTTGATACATTATTAACTGGTATTACTCCTTCGAGTTTA